ATCATGCCTTTTAAACTTTCTTTCACCGTATCTTCTTACTGCTTTTTCGGCCATACGGATACAGCCATATAAGCTCCCACAATGCCCCCACCCGTCAAGTATAACAAATTTGAGAGGTCTGTAAGGAGCTTAACCCTTTCGTCTGATACAAACGGCATGAACATAAGCAGCGTATATAGTGCCATAAAGCACAAAACAGCCGTAGCCATACGCCTTTGTGCAGACATTTTGCGAAGCTCCGCTGCTTCTTGCTTCTCCGCTGCCTCTATTTCATGTAACTTTTCTGCCGCTAGTAACTCATCATCGTCTACAATTCCGTCACCATCTAAATCATACTTGTTATACTCAGACCCTTTTTCTAATTTCTTCTGTATCAAAATGACCCCCTATTAGAAATTAACCAAACCATACCAATTAGAAATAAAGCTCCCACCGTAGTGAATAATATAATTGCTACTATTTCTATGAAATGTTTACGAGCTTCTCTTTGAGCATAAAGCGTTTCTTGGCGTTGTTTGCGTATATCTCGTTCCATTTTAATAAGCTCCTGCCAGGCCTGTGGCCCAAGCATGGAGCCAATTAACTTACGAAGTTCATCGCGCTGGTTCTCAAGCTGTTTTTTCTGAGTAAACAACTCCATTGCTTCTTGTTCAACAGATTTTGCATTAAAGATTTTTTTAAAAATTGGAGGATTTTTAGCCTCATGATGAGCACGATCAATATCGGATACCGCTGACATCCACTGCGAAAGACTGTTTCCCATCGACTCCAGCTCGCGGCCGATTGAAACGCCTTTTTTTAGTGCGTTAAAGGCGGAGCCTGCCAGAGCCATTGCAGATACCGGGTCTACCATAAACCTTTCCCCAGATTAGTGGATTAAACTCCTAAGAATTTACCACCCTTTTTAGCTGCGCCCATACCTCTGGCGGTCATTACTTTTAAATCACCGACAGGAACCTTTACATTCTGTATACCCTTTGACTGTTCAGGTTTTGGGGCTTTTTTAGGTGAATTTGTAACTATTTTTACCATAGACATTCTAATTTCTCCTTTGCATTATGGCTCGTTGTCTAGCTGCTTCCATTTTTTCTCTGGCTATTTGTTCTTGACTAGCAAGCCTTTCATCAAACTGTCTTGATTTATCCATCTGTTGAGCCTGTTTCAAAGATAGTTCAGCCTGTTCAGCCTCAACATCGTTCTGTTCCTTTAAGGCTTCAAGCTGTAACTCTTGCTGTTTCAAATCAACGACAGGATCTTTTTCGCCCTGACCACTTAATTGCCTTGAAAGGGCTTGAACAGCTTGCATACCTTCTGCCATAAATTGTGCCGAAACAGCATCCAGTTGTACTTGTTGTTGTTGCGATACATCTTGCGTTTGAATTCCCAACTCCTGTACAGCTTTTTCCCTTGCTTCAAGCTGAACGTGTTGCATGACGTGTTTCTGTAAAGCCACTGCCAAAACTGGCGAAGCTCCAACAAGAGGGTTTCCACCAAATACAAGATGCGAAAGTATATGTGCTTGATGGTTTTGTCCAGGGAAGGCAAAAAGGTTTTTCTGATCCAATACATCGATATTCTCTTGTGCAGGGTCCTTTGGGGTTGGTTGTTCTTGAGGCGGTGCTTTCAAATATTTATCCACATTTTTTACACCTAATGCTTCATACATATCTCTATAAACTTCATACATATTGTGCATCTGTGGAGCTTGCGCTGCTAATTGTAATTGAGTTTGAGCCAGAGCAATACGTTGAGCCTGACTAAATACATTAGGATTAGAAACAGGTACAATATCCACCCTACCATCAAAGTCCTGTGCTTTTACTGCAGCATCAACTCCCTCTAACTCATATGGATAAATAGGTGGTAAGCTCTCCCCCATTACACGAGCCAAGATTTTAAACTCTATCCGCATTGCATAGTGCAGTCTCTTATGTACCGCACTCATTACTCGTGAGCCTTGTTCCATAAGAGCTATGGTTGTACCAACAGCTGCTTGCTGATTTCCATCACCAACTTTCATATCTGTGATTGTGGCAAACCTCCGCCCTGCATCGACCACAAAACCAAGTAACTGAAATAAAGTACCGTCAGGTCCTTTGAATGGGAGAGGCATAAGGCTATCTCTAATAGCCCCACCAGGTGCGTCTACATCTCTGAATTCACCTGGCTGAAGAGGATCGTCATCATCTCTAATACGAAGTCCACGAGCTTTAAAGCCCGCTGGGAGGTTGGACAACGTACCTGCGTCAATCAACTGCCTCAGTGCCGCGGTGGCTGAACGAGACAAGCCACCTATTGTGTGGATTAAACCTAATCCGTAAAAGCCAAACCCAGGTAAAAACTTATAATGCACAAAGTATTGTACCTTTCTTTTATCAGGGTCATCTTCTTTATAATTTCTACGTATGGCTAGTATTTGACCGTTATCTTGGCTAATCGTAACCACATACGGCAACTTAATTCCCGTATTTTCTCCGTCTTCGCCCGTGTCTTCGTAACCTTCTAAATCTAAATCTACATGACACTCTATTAAAGTAGCATCATAATCAATGTTGGACGGCTCAATGCCCCTGATCTTATCAAGCTCACTTGTAAGATCATCATCCTCACCCTGTTGAGGCAAAACAGGAATATCCAAATAAAACCCAGAAAGTTGCTTCTTACGCAACTCGTTTAGATTTATACGCACAACATGGCTAATGTTAGGACAAGTCTCCAAATCAGTTGTCTCGTAAGGAACAACCAAATTCTCAGCAGGAATAAACTTACTTACTGCCCTACCAATAGAATCATCAAAATAAATTTTTTTAAAAGTGCTTCCAGCTAACGGTAAATAGAAAAGCATCTGATCCATTTCTGGCGTATACTCTTCCATCTCATTGGTAATGTAATAGTTCATAAACTCTTTTACACGTTGAGATTGGTCTTCTTTTTCCTTTGTCTGGCTTCCGACAATAGAGGTTCGCACGGGACCACTAGCAGGCAACAATTCATTGAATGCTTGCGCCTGAAATTGCACCGCAGCCTCAGCAAGTAACGGGTGAGTGACCCCAGAAGCCCCCCTGAAGGGTTCGGTTCTCTCGGAATAGTTGAAACCAAGTAATTCCAAACCATTAGCGTATGCATCCTCCCAATCCTGTCTACTTGCTTTATTAGAATCAAACTCTGATAAAAGGTCACTGGCTATCGAACCAAGGACTCTATCATCAAGAACCTCTGCAAGATTATCATAAAATCCTGTTTCTTGCTCAACCCTAGATGACATTGCAAAATCAATTATTGCACCACCATCATCCTCAAACTCTATACCTATGTCATCGCCTCGCCCAGACATATCCAAAGATCCAGGTAAATTAACCTCAATTTCAGCTGCAATCTCTTGCTCATCTATTTGAGGGTTTACATTCTCAATTAGACTTATAGGTGGTTTTGCCATTACGCTTTTCCCAGTTGTTTTTTTTAGTATAACACAATAAATTCATTATTGCATATAGGGGATGTATTCAGCTATGCCCTTCTTTAAATTCTGCTTTGGCCTATCCTCTACGTTAATTACATCCGTAAACTTCATAGCAAACTCTCTGGCCTGATCTTCTGTATCAAACTCTAAAAACTCGCCCGTGTTAAAAGCCTTGCGAATCGCCATGTCTGGTGAGAATTTCGTGAGCACAGGACCAACAGGACTATCCACAGGAAATACCGTGGGAGATACAAAAAACCGACCATCTATTGTAAAGTCCATCAACTGAACCATTGCATTGTCTTGCGTCATTGGAGACTTGGGGTCCATGATCCGCGATACGAAGTTCGGGGACACCGCGCCCTTAACTGTTTTTTCAGCCATAATACACGCGAACCTTGCTGTACTTCTCTTCGTCAGGGTCCCAATCATCGTCTGGCAACGTCACAAAATTACCCTGACGATACCGCATCAAAGCTTGGGTCATACTATCTACCAAATCATCATACTCTCCATTTGGAAAAGCTGCAACCTCCTCAATCATCTCATCTGCAAACACCTTGTCAGGACACCAAACCATCCCAGCCTCAAATAATGGCGATACCGAATGAACCCTCGACACCTTGTCATTACCCCGACTTGGCGTAAAATTCACAACAGGTATGCCCATGTTCCGTAGTTCGTGAGTCAAGGGCGTTCCAGAAGCCTTCGCCTCAATCACAACCGTATCAGGGTCCCAATACGTCCACTCATCATACGCAACCTTCTTCAACTCAGGAAAATCCCATCTACCCTTCTTGCTATCTAACAAAATAATCGCAGGCCGTGGACTGTTAGCCGAAGGACGAAATACACCCCATGTCGTTATCGCACTGTAATCCGATGTCGTGCTCTTCGAAAATGCCGTATCATAACTCTGAATGACATACTCTAACTCTGGTATATCCTCCTCCTCCCAACGCTTCCACCACTCGCGTGGAATAATCGCATTATCATCCCCCGTAGGGTTTTGCTGATACTGAGCATTCCACTTACTAGGGGGTATCGATGCCTGTACT